CGCATTGTTACACAAAGAATGAATAATAACAAAAATTTTAGGATATAAACCTAACACAGAAGTTCACGTAAAATCTAAACCTTATTTAAATGTTAAAGAATACTTAGATGATAATTATTTCTTTATGAGTTTTAAAGACGGCAGATTTGATCTTAAGAGAACTTTAGAAAAAACCAGAGAATTAGTCGTAAGAAAAGGCATAAAGTGTCTTGTAATAGATCCATATAATAAAGTACGCTTAAAAGAATCATTAGGTAAGGGATGGAACGATTATACAAATGATTATCTAAACGAATTAGATACTTTCGCACGGGCTAATGATATTTTAATTATCTTAGTAGCACATCCTAATAAGATGGGTAAAGATGGGGCCGGTAAAAGGGAAATGCCTGACTTCTACGATATAAAAGGGGGTGGTGAATTTTTTGATATGTCTCCTTTTGGATTGGCCGTACATCGTGATCAGGAGTTAGACGAAATAATAATCAAAGTTTTAAAAGTTAAATTTGCTCATCTCGGAGTTAACGGAATGCAATGTAATTTTAAGTATAATATAAACAATGGACGTTTGACAGATATAGATTCTATTTCCGGACCTTTATGGGATAATTCAAACTGGTTAGAAGCCAAACCACAGGAAAACGAATTTGATTTTTCCGATGTTAATGATATTGATTTTTAAAGAAATATTTAACTTTTTGCTTTTGAAAGGTGAAAGCAGAAGAAAATAATTATAAACTAAAATAGAATGATATGAAAACAGTAATAAAAAATAATATAACAGGAAATAAGTTCGAATATAAAGAACCTATATATAAAAAGATTGACGGTATTTATGGTTATTTATGTGTAAGCGGATATAAAGTCTATTTCTTTTGGAGTATGCTAAATGAATCAGAAATACATTTTGATTTATTAGATTATGAAGTAAAAAATTATATCTAAATGACCTACACAATATACATAACATTTGACCCGGACAACAAAGAAAAAGCTTTAAAAGCTGCTAAGAAGTTAAAAGACTATACGTTAAAAGAGTTTGAAGATTATATTAAATGTGAGAAGAAAATATAACGACAAAGCTAAACGCTTTTTTAATTGCGTTTTAGCTGATGTCATAGCGAGTTTATTAATAATTTAAAATATAATACATGAAACTTACACAAAGACAAAAAGTAAAAATAGCAGGATTAATTGAGGATTCATTAAATAATGCAAAACTAAAAAATATATTTATTAATGATGATAGTGGTGACAGATTACCATTAATTGATTTATTAAGTATAGGAACAGATATATCTAGTGGTAAAGAAGAAATAGAAAATATTGCAGAGCAAATATATTTTGATATGGATAGTTGGAATATTTAATTCGCTATAACACTAAGCTAAAAAGCGTTTTAATGATTTTTAGTAACTGTTATGAGCCGTTTTTAATGGCTTGTTATTTAGAATTAGTATAAATTAGATAAATAAGTAAACTATTTTTTACCTTTATAGATAAAATTAAGAAAAAAATCGTAACTTTGAGGTATGAAAGACATCCAGATAATAGATCTAATCATTGAAGATATAAACAAGTTCTTAGTAAAAAATAGAATAAGTCAGTCAAAAGTAAGTCTTATTCAAAAAAACGGGGTCCCGATTTATTGCCAAGGTGATATTGATTTGGAAGATAAAGAAAAAGTAAACGAACATCTTAAAAAGTACAAAGATAAATATCAGATTTTTAAACTTATTGTAAATCATAAGCACGGATCTATCACAAAATTTGAGGAAACAATTGATAAAAAGCAAATCGGCAAACGTTTTAAGAATTTTTTTAAATTAGAATCTGAGCTAATGAGTTTAATTAATGCTAAAAACACAATTGAATTAAAATAACCTCTAAACAATAGAAAAATGGATAAAACACAATGAACGCTAACGGTTTGAATAAAATGCGTTAAGCCGATAGGCGCATGAATTTTATTTATTGTTATCGGCTTTTAATCTGATTGGAATGACACTTGAAGAATACGAACTATTACCACATAGAACTAAGGTGAGAATAGAGATTGCTGACATTTATATAAAGTTACTTGATTGTAAATGGTATGAATTTAGCAAGAAAAAGAACTTGAAAAAAACAAGAGATTTAATATTCTCAGTTTACGGTATAATAGAACCTTTAAGGTTTCTGTAATTGCCGATAACGCTTAGTGTAACAGGTCGTTTTAATGCCTGTTACATATTGTTAGTATTACTACATTTTACAAACTTAAATAAATAGATATGATACTAAATTTTTCACTGGACTAACTTAAGATATTAATTATGAAAACAACAACTAAAATAATAATATTACTATCCGGTATTATACTGATCGGTTTATTTTTCAAATCTCATTTCGATATGAAAAGCGAGCTGAAGAAATCCCGACATAATATAGAGCAGTTAATTAACGATAACAATAAAAATAAAACGCTGTATTTAACGAAAAAGGATTTCAAGTTATATTCTACTAATGAAAATAAAAAGCTTTTAAAAACGCTCTTAGACAGCTTTAAAATAAAAAATAAAAACGTGGTAAGAACATTTAATAACAATTATCATTTTAAATATACCGATACAATAATACAAGCGAGAAAAAAAGATTCAATTTATAGCACTCTTTACGCTTTGCCGGATTCATGTTTTAGAGTAGGCGTTAAGTTTGATCTTTTAGAAGAGGTTTTTTTATTTCAAGATCCTGAAATGAATTATGAGAGTGAAACAGTATATTTTAAAGAAAGAACATTTAAAAACGGTAAAAAGATATTTTGGCCATTAGGAAAAAAACGCCTAAAAGCTAAGACAATAAACAGTTGTACCGGAGAAACAACAACAGAAGAGATAATAATAAATTAACGATGGCAATATGAAAAGTACGGGAATAACCCACAAAATTTAATACGAGAACAAAAATAATAATGCCTTGGGCGGGCTTTGTAAAACCCTATAATAAGATGAGTACATTTAAAGAAAGATTACAAGTAGAAAAAGCCGAACTAAGTGAAAAACTTGACAAGCTAAGAGATTTCATTTCAAGTGAAAACTTTACAAAAATTGACCCTGTGCAAATGACATTGTTAAACATACAAGTAAAAGCAATGGAAACATACAGCCAGTGTTTACTCGAAAGAATTGTTCGGCTTGATGTAGAGTAGTGTGCGGTGGAGCATTATTATTTTCTCCAATTACGCACGAACGCTAAAACGAAGCACACACGTAGTATTTTTTATATTGCGTGTTGTGTTGTCATTTTAATGCAACACAACGTTATTATAAGAATAGTAGGCGATTTGAAATGCTGAACTTCGCAAACTAAGAATATTAATTAAATGATTATAAACTACCTACACGCAAAACCACGCCTATTATTTTTATATATTGTTAGGCTTTCGTTTTTGTGCGGTGGGATAAAACAAGATTAAAATGTGTGAAAAAGTAACTTATGAAACATTTGCAGAAGCAGAAAAAGCAGTACAAGGATTTAAAAAAGGTAGAAGTTATGGTAAAAGCAGAAGACGCTTAGCGACAAAGAAACCTAAACGAGCATATAAATGTGATATATGCGGAAAATATCACATAACATCACAAAAGAAAAAGCGATAGTGTGTGTTGGGAAATGAAGCTTAACGTTTTTAATAAAATTTAGTAGTGCGACCGCTACAGATTGATAGATGCGGAACGGCTACACGCACTATTAATTTTATTTATTGTTAGCCACTTTTATTTGAGCGATGGCAAAACATTACTATACAACTGATAACGCAATTTTATGTAAACAAAAGCATAAAAATGAAATAAGCGCAAATGCCCGATTTAGTTACCAAGTTGGAGAAAAAGATAATTGCAAAAATTGTGACAGGATACTAATACAATACGCAACCAAAACAGATAACAAGTGTATTTCATTTGAGCAATTAGGATACAAAACAGAGTGTCAATGGAGAAAAAACAATAAATGTACTTGCATTGATGATTGTGCATTTAAAGTGTGCGTTGGCTAATTGTGGCTAACAAAAAATAAGCTACGTTTTAATGTAGCTTATTATCTGTTATATCTGCTCAACTAATAATCTTTCATCATTAAAGATAAATTCATGTTCCGGAAGAATCTTCGGAAAATATATTATATTTAAATCACCTTTCTCGATTATCGGAACACCTAAAGACTTAACATGATCTGTCAACTCACCGTAATATTTTATTTCTGAGCCTTCAGGCGGTACTTCTTTTAATGTTCTATCCGGGATTGTTACCCTTATAGGTAATTTATCATATTCCCATTTTAAAGAACCACGTAAGAAATAATCTTTATCTTTCTTTAAACCGTAAATATTTTCAATTTCTTGTGCAATCCTACGTGTAGCAGTTACGGCGGTCAAATAAAAACTTTCATTAATCTTTATATTTCCTAACCGATCTACAATACTTTGTATGATTTCACTTTCTCCGGTTTCAGGGTTTAAAAAACCTATCCCAAACTGTAAAAAATAATGTACTCCTAAATTTGGATGGTTTTCTACTCTCACGGAAGGATTGTTAATAATTAATACAAGATCATTTGTATTTTTACCGAATATACCGCATTTTATCCCTTCTGTTTTACCTTCTTGATATTTTTTAATTAAGATATTCATATTATCTAACCTATTAAATTCATGATTGCCCTAAAGTCTTTTCCGTATTCTCTTTGTGTAACAGCTTGATTAGTCCAGAATTTTAAAAGTCCGGCAACACCTTGATTAATTGCAGCTGCAAAATCATCATAAGTAATACCGTACTTCTCTAAGTCTTCCACCGTAACATCACTATTAACATCATCAGGATCTAAACTCCACTCCTGAGAAGTTGCAAAGTTTTCAGTAAAGCTTTCATCTATTGCAAAAGAATCTCCGTATATATCACTTAATTCTCTTGATATTCTTTTTACCCATTGGATAAAGTTAATTTGTTTTTGTGTTATTGCCATTTTTTTATTATTTAAAGTTATACAATTTTTAAAGTTCCCGAATCATTCCATAAATCACCGCTTGTTAATCCTGATGCACTTGTCGGAAGATTACCCATATTTATTTGTTGAGGATTTAAAAATAATGATGCATTTGCCGGAGTTGCTGCAAATATACCATACATTAGACTATTTGTTTTCTCCGTTGCAGCGTCTGCATATAATTGATTAGCAAGTAAAAATATGTTGCTATCTGTTGAATAATATGCCGATCTATATCCTATAAATACATTTGATGATCCAGTGCAAGTTCTCCCGGAATTATGTCCTATAAAAACATTTTCATTACCGTTACAACTCATCCCTGCGGTTGTACCTATACTAATGTTTTTATTCCCTGCGGTTAAATTTGTCAATGCCTGTTGACCTATAGCTATATTTTGATCTCCTCCGACTAAATCCTGTCCTGCTAAATAGCCAACAATTACATTCCCAACAGCGCCAGTCGTTAATGATCCATGAGCAACATTTGTGCCTACAAATAACGAATTACCGGAAGTGTATCTGTAATGATATAAGTTGTTCCTTTGTATATTTCCATCTCCATCAACTTGAAAAATGTCATCCGGTGTTCCCCCTGTATCACTCTGAACAGTTAAAACTTTTGTTGTTCCTGTTCCCGTCCCGCCTATAACAACTTGATTTGTATAACTTGCTAAATCAGTATCAACAAAGGTTGTTGTAGCTCCGTTTTCTATTCTGTCAGTAGATCCACCCGCAGCAGCAGCCCATTTTATTCCGGTAGGTTCTGAACTGTCAGCAGTTAATACATAACCATCAGTGCCTACTGCAAGACGTTGTATATCTGTATCATACGTGTATATATCCCCTTTTGTTGTTAAAGGTGACGGATCAGCCCATTTTATTCCGGTCGCTTCACCGCTATCGGCTGTTAATATTTGCCCATTACTTCCGACCGCTAATCTTTGAGAATCTGTATCATATGTAAATAAATCTCCTTTGGTTGTTAACGGAGATATAAATACAAGCTGAATTGCTTTTATATAACCGTCCGTTGGTGTTCCTGATTGATCTTCAATAGCACGAATCCAAACATCATCATTTAAGACTGTTATATTATTTGTCTGTTGACTTATTTTTTTATTTGCCATAATATTTAACTTTCATAAATACAAATATCTCCGTTTTCATAAATACACTGATCATCATTCTCGTAAATTGTCATTGTATCACCAATTATATCCTCACAAGTTCGAACCTTAACATAATAATCATCAGATGCAGTTATATTAACATAATACTCAAATGATGTAATTGTTACATAATAATTATCAGATGTTGTAACCTTAATATAATAACAGCTCATTTATACACATGTTATATCTTGATTTATTTGAGTTATACCACCTAAAACAGTAGTAATAACATCGTTTGAGTCCGTTGTCTCACAGTCATATGATATTAGCCCGGGATCCCAATCAATCGTAAATATATCTATTTCAAAAATCCAATTTACAGTATCTGTTATCGTAATTCCTGAAGTATTAGAAATTGATTTTTCAATTGTATCTAAATCATTTGACCTTCTAAAGTCAATTTTTACAGCGGATAAAGTTGCATCCGGAGCTGTTCCGTCAGGTTTTTCAACTTGAAATTGAAATACTTTACCTCCCTTTGCAAATGAATCCCCTTTTTTAAAATCAGGAAAATTATATTTTTTATCCGTTATTGTCTCAACTGCCATAATACAAAGTTAAGTTATTTTTTAATTATTAAATACCGTATAGATATATTTCTTTTGCAGCCTTTAACATACAATTAGTAATTATATCAAGTCTGTTTAAATCCATCATAACCTGATAATCTTTCCATGATGTCATGAAACCAAGTTCAAGAAGTATTGCAAACGGATCACATAAAAGAATAGAGAAATTTTTATCTCTATCAAAATCATCAACTTCAATAAAAGATTCCGAACCTAAATTAATATGATTCAAATAATGTTTACAAATAGTATCACTTCCGGTTTCTCCCTTTGATGTGAATCCTCTTATTCCGTCCGCTTGATTTTCTTTATAAGCATTCCCATGTATTGAAACTACATAAAGATCTTTATCATGTTTAAAATATTTATTAATTACTTTTTTTCTATCATTTAAAGATACATCAAACTGCTCTGGGTTAATATAAGCATAAGGAATCTCCTCTTTTGCAAGTTTCCACATAAACAATCTTCCTACCATACGATTAAATGAGCCTTCATAAATTGTAGGATATCCTTCAAAAGTCCATTTCTTACCGCTTGTTAACGGTTTATATTCTCCCATAACCAAATCACAATGACCGGTGTCGATTAATGGTATATATCCTTTATATTTTTTCATCTTCAGTAACTTTTTTATTTATATTCTTAACTAATAAGCTAATGAAATTTATTGTTTCATCATAGAATAGCTTTCTTCTGGCTCCGTTTTCCCTTCCTTGCAGTCCTGAAAGTCTTTTTATATACTTCTCAACGTTTAATAGTATATTTATATGATACTTACTAATATTATTAATAGCCTCTGACTTCTTTGCAGCTATTTCAACCTTACTCTCAAGATCTTTCTGAAAATCAACCAAATCAAGCGTATCGAGTCCATAATTATATTCAGTTGTTATAATTTCTGCTATATCATTACATAATTCTACAAGAAATGACTCTGTATCATGATCAAAATCACCATCCTCATCAATAAGCCGTTTTGATATACGTTTAATCCTTTTACCAAGCAGATCAATTTGTTTTTTAGCATCTTCGGTTTCTTTAAGATCCATCATTGCATTATAAATAAATACCCTCTTTTCGGCTTCAATTAAATCCTTTTGAGTAATCGCATCAATTGAGTCCTCTACTTTTACAACCCTTTCTGCAAGATCATCAACAACTCTATTTGTATTTTTAGCAAGTATAAATAAGACGATTCCTCCCGAGAAACCAAGAACCGATCCCATTAATGTCACCATAAGCTCTGAGGAAAGCGGCTCTTTTTCTATAATATAGGAATATATATTAATTAATGATATTAAAAGAAATGCTACCGACCCAAGGATCCAAAAAGCTTTACGTTGTTTCTCTTTTTCCATATTTTTATAAATATTATAATTAAGGTTAATAAAATAGTTGCAGTGATTGTATATGGATTCCAATCTTGACCGAAAACAAGTATATATCCGAGCGTATCAAAAGCAAAGAAGAAAAAAACAATAAAAAATATTACATTTCTCGAAACTCTCCAAAGAAGGAAAAACCCTATAAGTCTTGACAAATGCATACCATACTCATGTAATATCTTTGATATATTTCTTCCTTCATATAAGCTATTAGCGGCATAGTCGTAAAATGGATAAATATCTATTCTGAAGTCAACCCCATCATATAATCTATGTAAATTACATAATAATGCTGCAAGACATATAAGAACAATATGATATTTTTTAACCCGGAGTTTCATCATCATCATCTGCCCCCGGATCGGGATTGTCCCCAAATTTTATAGTATCTTTCGTGTGACTCGCATTTGAATCCTTAGAAGCAATAAAACCAACTCCCATCGTTAATATAAAAAAGTCTTCAACACTGAGCCCCCCTTCAAGATATATCTTATAGGCAAGCCCCAATATAGAGATAATGCCTATAATGGTTGTTTTTAATCCTTTCTTTGTTTTCATAATTTTATATTTAATGTTTAATTATATGTTTTCCTAAATGTTGTTAATTTAGGTGTAAATATTCTTTTTGTATCCGAACATTGCCACAAAGGATAATCTGTATGATTTTCGTTCAAATATTGCTTCATTAATTCAAAATCTTGTAGTGCTATTTCTCTTGCGTCGATCTGCTCCCTTTTTACGGCTCCTTCACTTATCTGACTTGTTTCGGTTCTGTTTTGCACCATCATTCCGGTAAAAGTATCTGCAATCTTTGATATACCCGTATATTTTGAATAGTTCATATATGCAAGCTGAAATCTTATTCCTTCAAACTCAATAGTATTTCCGTCACAATCCTCAAAAGTAGTACCGTTTAAAAGTTTTGTATTTAAAGTAGTTTCAGGATTTTGCTGTATATCGTATAAAAGAGCATTTCCGAGCAAACCCCTTAACTCTTTATTTTCAACCTCTGATTGTAATTGTTCAAAATTAGTTTTACCTCCGTTAATTTTTCTTTCCGCACACCAATTAGGATTCAAAGGTTTTATACTATTCTGTTGTGTTAGTGTCAGTAATGCCATCTTTTTTATTATCAATTGTTAAATTTAAAGGCTTTATATCCCAATTATCATTGTTTCTTAGAATATCATCATCAAAATTTGAGAAGATCTCTTTAAAAGCTCCCGAAATAGCCGCACGATCATCTCTTGTTAACTCATTATAAAAGTTTACAGCTTGTTTTATAGCCTCTCCGCTTTGATTACTGAATATTGAGTCGTTTATATCTATAAGCATCATAGGGATATTCTTTGCAGCTTTACGTATATTATTTGAGAGCTGCTTAGGCCATTCTTTAAAAAGATCATCTTCAATATCACTATCAAGCTGCTCTGTTGCGAAACCTTTATTATCTGAAAATTCTCCATTTTCATCCGGTTCATCTTCGAGAATTAAAAGCCCGTCACCATCAGCACCGAGTATCTGTTTCATTTGTTTAGCCAATTCCCTTGCCTCTTCATCTGTCTTTGCAGGCTGAACCCTTATAATTGTCTTTTTAAAAAAACTATTCCTCGTCTGTCTATTTCTATATAATGCAAGCTGTGCCTCAGTATCACAATCAAGATAAACCTCATCATAATTAGATAAAGGATAGAAATACTCGTTATCAAGAAATAAAAAATATATTTGCCCTTTATACTTCTTTATTCCATTTGCTGCTTTTATTTGTTCTACAATAGCACTTTTATTAGAATTGAAAACATTAAAGCTTCTAATATCTTTAGGCTGAAAACGACCTTTATTTTTATCTTTTTCCCAATTATCATAAACGAGTATCTTAGCAGAATAACCATTATCGTCAGGAGTTGAAAAGCGACAATATTTAAAGGGCTTAAGATGAGTATTTTTAATCTTACCGTCCAATGTATAATTACAGTGTATATATGCTCCGTTATTTCTTGAAATTGAATTTGCAAACTCACGTAAAAGTCTTAATAATGTAATGCTCTTACCTTTAGAATCTGTTCCGACTTTTACACCATTTAATTCCTCTTTTTCAAATCCTTCACCGGTAAGAAATTTTGAGTAAACATCTGCTGATGTCTTTGCTGTAATTGATCCGTTAATAATCTTTTCCATCAATTGAGGATAGTCATTATCTTGACCAAAATACATCACACCGTGAACACCTTCCGTTTTCTGTTTAATAGTCTTATTAGGTACTATTATCACCCGCTTATCGACCTCAGAACTTACTATCCTTTGCCCCTTAGATTGTTTCATAATTATTCGCTTTTATCTTCCGTAAGATAATCCTTCAAAGCTTTTAACGTATTTTCTTTACTTTCTCGCTTAGTGATTAATTTCAAATATCTGGCAGCTTTATCAAGCTCTTTATAATTGTCTTTTTCGATTATCTTAATAATATCATTTTTCGTATACATTTCTTTCTCATCTTTCTTTTCATATGGTAACTTAATGAAATCATTTTCAGATAATATACCAAGCTCTAAAAACTTAACCGCCTGCTTATCCGTAAGATCTTTCCCTATAATATGCATATGACCGGCAATGAGTTTTCCGTTATCATCAAACGCACCCGGGATATAACGCCTGCCATCAAAAGCAGGGATACATATCCTTTTTAATACTTCATTTTTCATTTTATAGTCTCTTTTAATTTCTGAATAATACTTCCTTAATGATTCCTCACACCCTGTCGGTTGAGTACCATTAAGATATAATTTACTATAAACTTTTAGTAATGTAAGAGAATGAGTTGAGGAAATAATTTCCTCAATACTCATACTCATTAACATTTTTAAATCATTTATTAATTCCATACTAAGGAGTCGGAGTTTCTCCTGCAACTAACATTGCAAGAGTCGTTGCATAATCTGTATCAAATACAGTATACCAAGGATACTGCTCGTTTTCCCCTTCCTGACTTGACATCTCAACTGCAATTGCACCATCAATATCATTAGCGGTCCATTCCAAAGAGGTCTTATAAAGACCGTTTTCAACTCCGAAGGCTCTGAATGTACCTTCGCCCGTTGAATGTTTCTCTTTCATTTCAACTATAACAATCAAATCGGCTAATGCATCAATATTTTGAATATCTTCTGCTAAGAACTCAAATCCTTGAAAGTTAAACTTATGCTGATATCTATCCGCACGATCTTCAGCAACAACCAAAGAACTTCCCGGATTAAGTAACTTTTTAACTCCGGTCAATGTATAAAGCTGATTTCCCGATGTCGGAGATATATCAGTTATCATTGAAGCATCCGTTCCGTCATATGTAATTTCAACTTCAAGTCTGTTAGCAACCCATGCTTTTACTTCCGTACCCGCAACAGGCTGATTAACACATGTTGAAGCTATTACTTTTTGTATTCCGTCTAAACATCCCATGATTATATATTTTTTAGATTAATAACCTACAACAATCATGTATTCCTCTAATACTTTAGAATCAAGAGTGAATCCGTATGCTGTTTTATTTTCCCTGTCATCAATGTTATACCATTGTTCAAGTTCGTTAAAATCATTTTCGTTTAAGGTTCCCAAAGGAATATTATTTGGAACAGTGAATACAATTCTATGAGGTAAATAATAAGCAAGTCCGGCTGTATTATTCTCAAAATCTTCTCTTGAACTCAAATCCCAAATAGTCTCCATATTTACAACATCATATCCGGACCATTTAACCGATTGTAAACCGTCTTGAAGAATATTAATATCATAAACAACGCCTTTACCCTCTAAATATTCAATATAATTATCATAGATTTCACGTGAAACCAATAATTGGGCGTTTGGATTAGATCTTAGTCTACTATCTGCTGCGTTTTTAATTGATTTAAAATAATCAACAGAAGCACCCGCAGAAATAGCTAACTGAGCTGTTTTACTTGTTAAAGTAGCATTTTCAGTGATAGTAACTCTTTCAATATCTGAAGCTGCTACCCCTGTAAATATTTGCTCCCAAAGTCCGTCAAAATAATCATAGAATTTAACATCTGCTGCACTTGCCAGTCCCGGAGTATCGACGCCCCCAGCTGTTGTGATCACAGGATCTTCAACAACTAACGTAGTACTTCCTGTACCGCTCGGTACAATTAATGCAGCGGCATCAGGATCAGCAGCAATTAATGCAATAAGATCCGCAATTGTTTTAGCTGCCGCAGTTAATTCAACATCAATAGCCGTTCCTGTGACAGTAACAGAAGCAGCACCTGCTGCAACATCTGAGATTTCAAACGTAATACCGTTGCCATATGTTCCTTTAGGAACCGCTGTAATTGTTAATCCTGCATTATCAACACCTGTTGCAGTCGCTTGAGTTTCACTTGAAACAGCGACTGAAGTATCTCCAAACCATGCTGCTCTCCAAATAGTTTGCACCATTGTTTGTTCTAATAAAATAGCATAAAAGATCTCAAGATCACTTCCTGTAATATCATACAGATCTCTATATTCTTGAATCTTTGAGTAATAAGCTTTAAAAAGCCCATCCAATTCTGCTGCACAAACAACCAAAGTATCTTCAATTCCTACCGGATTCCAATACTTTTCTGTTAATACAGTTTCAGGACTTGAGGTCTGTCTTGTACAAGATGCTGCTTTTTTTAGTCCTGTTTTCGTAAATAGAGATGCAAATACAATCTGAGATTGCATCTTAATTCCCGTTTGAAAACTACCATGAATTTGTTGAAACTCAGGTCTTTCAAACACCCTTTCCATTATGAAGTCCTTAATATCTTGAACCTCGATAGGATTAAGGGTTAATCCTGTTAAGTCTATTCCCGTTGCCATAATTTATCTTTTTTTAGGTTTATATGAAAACTTATTTTTATTTGCTCCCTCTGAATTATCTGCACCGGGAGTATTCACTTCAGGCATTTCACCTGAATACTGGTTTTTAAAATCGTTAAACTCTTTTGCTAATTTCTCAAGCTCAGAAGTTAACATATTTTTAATTTTTTCATTATCGGATTGTAACTCCGCAATTATCGCATTTGAATCGGCTAACTTATTATGTAAATCAGAATTTACATCCTTTAAGCTATTAACCTCTTCCTGTAGTTCCTCAACCGTGTTATCGGTCGCTTCATTTTCATTTTCTTCATCATCCATCTCCGGTTCATTAATTTCCATTAATGTTCCGTTTTCAAATACAAGAGTGGTTCCGTCACTTAAAACATAATCACCGTTTGCCGGTTCACCATCTGCGGTTGCCGTATTTCCAACACTGATCTGCTCCCTTGTCTCAACTTCATCACCGAAATCAAGCTCAACACCATTCACATCTTGTATAACGAGATTTTTTGACGTAGAAAATAAATTTTTAATGGTATCAGATATGCCGTTCAACATATTCTCAATTCCACTTAACTGTTTACTTTCTTTTTCTGTCATATTTTCGTTATTTATTGAAGGTTTACTATTCTCTTTATTATTCCATTTTTTTATCTTTGCAAAGTTTAATTTTTGCATCTCAGATGAATTTAATATTCTTTCCTCTTTCATCAATGATAATATCTCATCAAGTGTTTTTCCTGATATATCTGAATAAATCTGAGCAATATTCATTTTATCCTCTTCGAGCTGCTTCGTTGTTTTCCTGAATATTTCATCATCCCCTGCTACAAATATCCACGGATTGTGTATTAATCCCCTTGAATTCGGAGTAATCCAACGATTATTTGTTGAAAGTAATATCTGCATACCTGCACTTGCACATGTTCCAAGTACTCCGATAGACGGATTCATATCCAATCCTTGAATTGTATCATATATTTTTAAGCTTTCCCAGAGATCTCCTCCAAATGTATCAAGAACTATATCCTTTCCTTCCAATATATAAGGCATTAATATATCCATTGTTATATCAAATCCAACCTCACCTTTAAAAAGTATACCATTCTTTCCTATTGGTCTTGGTTCATTAGGTTCAAAAAAGAAGAAAAAATTTTGAATACCGTTATTTTTTAACCAACCTTCCGCTTTTTCCTGATTAAATAGAACTTTATCAAATAAGACGGATTTTCTTATACCGTTTTCCTCGTATCGAGCTATAAAAGTTTCCATATTTTACAAATTTATTTCAAAAATTAAAGAATTAAAAATAATTTAGTCTAAATCTAAATAACAGACGTATTATTATTTGCACTTTGTTCGTTTTGTTTAGCTGTTACCTCATCAATTATAACTGCTGTTTGAGCTTGTTTTCCTACATCTTGAGGCTTAAATGTAGATCTTGATATTATTCCTTGATTAATTTCAGGTGCTATTGCTGCCGCTCTTGTCGCTGCCGGTGTTGCTGATCCAATACTTGGAACCGTTCCTGTTCCGATTGATGAACTTCCCGGTAAATCCGTCTTAACTGATAATATTTTTCTTACATTTGCAAGTCCGGCTACCACAGCTGCAGCTGCAGCGGCTGCTCCGAGGAAAGGTCCGACAGGAGAAGTTCCTGCAAGAGCAGAATAAGCTGCGGTTGCACTCTTATAAGTATTGATCGTTGTTTCTGCTACTGCTGCCGCTTTTGCAATTGCTGTTCCTTCGCCCGCAATAGTTGCTACATTCCCAAAAAATTCTGCCGCCAATGAAAGTTTTGCTTCCTTTTCAGCCCTTGCAAGTTCTTGTTTAGCATTAGAATATTTTTCTTCAATAAGGGTTGTATTTGCTCCTATACGTTCAGCAAATTCAATCTCTTGTTGTTCTTTTAATTCAAGCCTTCTACGTTCTGCCTCAAGCTCTCCAAGTATATTAGTTTCAAGTAGAGCAAGTTCGTTTTCTTGATCGGTTATTTGTTTTTGCTTCTGTCTTTCAGCTGTTTCAGCTTTTAATCTTTCTATTTTATCCTTGGCCTCTTGTTTTTTTCTGATTTGCTCTTCGAGAATTTTATCAAGTTGATCTTGTTCTTCTTGATACCTTTTTTCCTCCTCACGTTTTCTTTCTTCTTCCTCACGTTTTCTTTTCTCCTCGGCTCTTTTCCTTCTTTCTGCTGCTGCTTTCTTTTGGACTTCTGTTAGTTCTTTTTCGGCTTCAATTTGTTCCTTGGTTTTTTCGATCTCTTTTTCTTTTAGTTCTTTAATAAAAAATCCTGTTTTACCCAATTCAATAAGCAGCTTTTTTTCTTCTTTTAATGCAAGTCTTCGATTGACAGACTCTGATATTTCTTGCTGACCGGCTTTACCTTTTTTTCTTGCTTCCCTTTCTATCTTTTTTGTTTCAGCAATTTCTTTTTCTATTTGATAAAGCCTTCTCTGTATATTAATTCTTTTCTCTTCAATACTAAGTAGTTTATTTGCCTCAACGAACTCCTTCGTTCTTGCCTTTGCAATCGCAAAGCCTGCTACATCATAACCTTTCACAAGACTTGAGAGAGCATTTGCAATATCAAGCTGCAATTGTTTCCATTTAGTAAGTGCAGGCAATATTGCTTCTCCAAGTTTCTCTTCAAGATCTCCGAGTTGATTCTCAAGATTTTTTAACTGACCAATATCCGTTTTAAGTAACTCCTCGTTTAAATCGCCTACATTATTCTTAATCACTTCTGCAAGTGTAGCGGCTTTTTCACTTTCAGTACCAAATTTTAATATCTCTTTTTGTGCATCAGTAAAAGAAACCCCAACACGTTTTAATGCAGTTACTTCACCCTGAAGAGTTTTTCCAAATAAATTACCAATACTAACTGCATCTTCCTGAGTTGCATTCACTCCTTTTCTTTGAGCTAATAAGTCGTTAAGTGCCGGGATTAAAGTCTTTATTGTATCTATTTCAGTTACAAATGTAGCAATCTGTTGGGCTCCTGCGTTTGCAATTTCATTACCGATAATTCCCTGTTGTTGTTGTGCATTAGTTAAATTTAATATTGATTGAACTTCGGCATCGGTTGCATTTGTACGCTCTTTTACAATGGTTGTCAATTTAGCAACTTCAACAATTTCTGCCTTATATGCATCCACACTACGACTTAATAATTGATTTAATGCAACAATACCACCCGTTAATCCGAATGTTGCAAATAACCCACGCAATGA